CAGCCTTCATTGTATAATTTCTCATACATCTTGCCTTTTTCGGTAGAAGCGAATACCAAAACCCCTGTCCATGCGTCATTTTCGAGTTTTATATCATCTATCCTGCCGATAGGCGGTTCCCATGACATATGTTGTTCTACAAGAACGGGATTTTTTAAATATCTGTCCCACTTTATAGACTTGTTCATTACCCTAAATCCTCTATCGTTTAGGGATTCATCCGATAATACTTGCCTTACCATTTTTATAATTTTCTATTAGTTCTTCGTTACCCTCTATTTTCATTTGCCGATAGTTCTCTTTCTTGTCATATTTCCCTAATACAATAGTATCGGCAAAAAATGTTTTGTTTTTGTCGGTATATACATAACCTTTTCTTGCTTTTAACTCTGTCATAATTAACCAGTTATTGTCCAACCTTTATCTGTTGCCGACTGTTTTTGCTCTTCCGTCAATTTTGCATATACTGCCGAATTTAGGGATAATGTCTGTGTTGTCGAAACATTAGCCAATCCGTCAAGTATGCTTTGTATGGATTCATCACTTAATTGCGATGATTGTGTAAAAGACAAATTTTGTTTTATGCTTTCAGGTGTAAATCGGACTTCTATAAGAGAAGTACATCCATTAAAGGGATTCTGTTGTTGGTTTGGTTCACATTCTGAAAAATCTAATTCCCCGACAATTGTTTGCAATGAATTTCTCCCATTAAATCCTAATACTATCCGAGAAACCTTTACTTTAGGGGAAAATGTAATTTTCTTCATTTTATCAGGAATAATATTAGGAGCTAAAGAAAATATACTACTACAATCTAGAGCCCTTTCAGGAATGTTTATAAGGCTTACTTCTTCTAAAGATGAACACCCATAAAAAGTATTTAAAAAATTCCCATATCTAGCCATACCTGAACAATCTACTATATTCCCTTCATTTATTTTAGTCAGGAAATAACAAGCTCTGAAAGCATTATTTAAACTTGTCCATGAAGATGTATCTACATTCATCTCCCTTACACATACATTATTGTAGAATATATTCATAGCATCATTATACGGAACATGTTTCATACTTAATATCCCATATAAGTTCTGATAACTCGTCTTTGTAGGGAAATTTTCTGGCAAAAACAATACATTTTCTGATATACTGGAGGGGATATTCCCAGAACCTTTCTCCTTATACTGGTCTGTTATCTGCCCGCTCGTGACAATCATATCTAACAAATCAGGGATATACTGCCCATAGCCGTACTTCCACATCATCTCTTCTATACCATAATGGGGATGTATAGGGGTGACGGGATTTATCTGCTTGTCTATAAGCTGCACAGAGCCTGATTTGGCTTTTATATAGGTTATGTCTATGGTAGAATTGTCCACCATGACACATTCGAATTTCATACGCCAGCATTCGATATCTTCTTCCGTGTCTTCCTTGTATCCCTGCTTGATAAAGTTATTCATGCCACGATACATAGGCAAAAAGTTGTTCCCTTGAAGTATATCCTTGAAAAATTCGGACGCCCGCTCCGTGAAAAGTTCAGTCCTTAGCTTATAGGCAAGATTACGCCTCCATTCATAAATATCTGTCTCTCCTGATAGGGTATAATTTACCAGCCTGTCCATTACTACAATGTCTATATTGATGTTGTCCCTTATAAGACCGCCAATATAAACCATATTGTTAGGGGCTGAATCTACGGTTACTACAATAGCCGGCAATGTAGTGTTTACTACTGTCCTTCCGTCCGATACATTAGACGTCAATACGGGTATATTATTCTCTATGACAATATCCGTTTGCCTGAAAAAATATATTATTTTTTTAGTCAATAACCCTATCATATGCCCTATTTTTCGCTAAAATATGAAGTTTTTTATTATCAATCAATTATTTATTGAAATTTTTGTTCCAAACCGTCAAAATCGCCTTATGCGCCCTCCTATATGTACGCTCGCCTACCCCCATGAATTGGCGGGCTGGTATTTGAGGGGGGGTCCTGTATATTTTATAGGCAGGCTGAACCCATCTTTTAGGAGACTTCCCTCCTTCATTCTGCAATTGTGCGTACGGAACGCTGGTTTTTAACCCTGCCATGTACGGGACATTGGTTATTTTCTTGATAGAATTGTATAACCTCCCTGTCCTCCTTAGTTTGGGATAAGGCAACTTTACACCGATAGGCGTATTGTGCACGTCATACATACGCTCTTTCCATTTCTGTGCCCCTCCGTCGTTAGTATATGCCTCTTTCTGGAAATTCTGCTTCGTTTCCTTGAGCATGCTTTCCGATATCGCCTTGGGCATTTCGTCCTTTACACAATTCCTAAGACTCTTGAGCTTGTTTATCATATTCTGCATCGTATCCGCCATCTTTCTTGCTTTTAGGGGTAAAAATGCTCTTTATCTTGTCTACTGTGTTGGTAATCCATGACTTGTTGGTGACTTTTTTGTCGATATCCCCTTCATCCAACCCCACTTTTTGCAAGAATTGTTCGGAAATCCGCAACCCTTGCTTGCTCAAAGTATCCGTAATCTGGATAAAATGCTTGACAGAGATACTCTTATCGGGAATAATCACTACCTGATAATCCGTCAAATCCTTGTTCTTTATCAATCTCGCCAATTTCGGCATGGTCTGGGTATTCGTCACCCTTAAAATGTCCTTGTTATCTTCGTCAAGGATATTCTTGTACAATTGCATGTGAATTTCCGCCAACTGCTCGGAATTCGTGTTCTTTTCGGTGTTCCCGATTAACGTACTTCCGGTGATAAGCTGCATAAGCTCGCTTTCCCACTTGTCTACCAACTCCTTGTGAGCCCTGAAAGCTTCGCTCGGAGCTTCAGTATTGACGGAATTTATCTCTACTTGGTATTTCCTCTCCTTATTCGTGGACAATTCGTTTACCTCAAAGGGCACTACCGGTGTGGCGGTAGGGTCATTTATCAATCTGGCGTATTCCGCTGCTATCTGCTGTGCTTCTTCGTTCTGCGCCTGATACCCTATCGTATAGCGAGGATAGGAATAACGCCCCGTCAGAATGCCCCAATTGCGATAAGAATTCACTATCTCGATTATAGCCCGTGTAACCTCCTGCATCAGACCTAATTTATAGTCTTCTTCAGGGGAAGCCTCGAAATAAAACATGTTGTCGTAATCGTCAAATTTAGCCACACTCTGGATATCAAAGGTCATATAACGTATTGCCCTGTTGAACATGTCTATATTCCGCATAGGAAAATCCGTTACAATGTCCTTTTCTATGTCTATCTGCTTGCCTGCTACCCCGCGAATCTTCGCGTTTAACGGAGCACGGCAAACAAGCTGCTTGAAAATGTTGGTCTGCGTAAAATATTTGGAGAATTTGTCGTCTATCCTGCTCATTTCCCCGTATTTCGCCAAAGCATAGAAGTTCTTTTGAGCAGGAACATATCTCTTGTCCAATAAGGACACCAAAAAAGGACTCGACTGTATAGCCCACGACTGCAAAACGCCATAGTAGTACAAATCACTGTAATTTATAGCCCTGTCTATCGCATCCCTCCAGTATTTCGCTGTATACGGAGTGTCATAATAGTTAATAAGATATTTTGACTTAACTACTCCAGTCCCTACAGACTTGGGAATGTAATAAGGGTCTATTTGGGGTGTATTCCAGATTGTCATATTAGCCTATATAATCATTTATGTTCGTTACTATTTTACCTATCGCGTTAGGCTCAGGCTTGTTAACCGCCCCAGTCATGCGGGATGTCCCAGACTTCATCCTGTGTATAGTAGACATCACACTGTTGTACTGGTTCGTGAAAACAGTACTCCACGCAAATGTAGAACCCATAAAGGCTGATGCCGTCAATACCCTTACCATAAAGAACAAATCAGGATGGACATCCTTCATTACCGGCAACATCTCCTCCAAATCGTATATATTCCCTATCTCGCCAGCCAAATAGCCTATAGCGGATACATAGGCGTCTTCCAATGCCGTCGGATTCATGCCTATTATCTCATCACATGTGTTAGGCTGTATCCATTGATATAAATCTTTTATCTCTATCATATTATAAGGACTTTAATTTCCCTCCTATCGCTATAAACATCTTCGTCTTCTTCTGGGCTGGATTGACTATCTTAAGATTCCTCCCCATTAACGAAACTCCTTTGGCTACCGCGTCCGGTATGTCGTCTTTCTTTAACGGACTCTCTTTCCTCGAAAACTCCAAAAACTGCTGCACCGTAATCTCTCCCATAGGAGTGTTCTTCATCTTGTCGTTGAACATTATCCCCCCATTCTTGAACAACGGGTCTAAAGTGGACTCAATGTTGTAAAACTTGTTACCGTGATTGCGCGTGTCCCACTCTATCGGACATATCCACCCCTTTTGCGCCTGAAAGTTAAGCAATGTTTTGTTGAAATCCAACGGAACTTGCTTTTTTTCAATGTATAAACGTGGCGTTATCGGACATTTTACATATAAGCTATATATGCCTTCCAACATCTCGTATGTGCTCCCCTGTACTGCATACACGTCCACCAACCATATCTTGTCTTTCGTCAACCCCAACAATACGCATGCCTTGTAATCGTTCTTTACACTCTCCTTAGCCGACGGGTCTACGTAGATTATATAGCGTACAAACGATTCTTCTTCCGGCATTGTCCCCCATGGTATATGGTGGAATATCTCTCCCTCCATCTCATCGTAATACTCCCCGTCCAAAAACCTACGCTTGTCTATCTTCGACAAACTCTTCATCGTCAACATGTAACTCGAAGATACATTTTCCTTGTTGTCCTCTACACTGAAATGCTTCTTGTACAACATCGCCTGTATACTCGGGTCTAACTTCATCCCTGTATCGTAATCCTCCTGCAAAAAAAACCTCTTGTAACTCCAATGATTCTTACTGCACGGATTCAACGCATACAACATCTTGTTCTTTACCGGCAACTTCTGTGCTAACCGTGTCAATAACTTACTTACCGGCTGCCAACTTATCTCACTTATCTCATCCAAAAATATATGTCCCCATTCCGTACTTAATATCGAATCATATTTCGACTCACTGTCCGAACTCCCCCGCAAACTCCCGAACTTTATGTACGAACCATTGTAGAATACCAAACTGTCGTCCTTGTTTACATACCGAGCAAACCTCTCTCCTCCTATCATCACCTTCTTGTAATCACTGTACCCCCAACGCCTCGAAATAGAATTCAATACCGCAGGTACTGTCTGCATCAACATACCATTGTTTAACGACGTAAACGTATTCCGTATTATCAAACAATTCGCTCCGTATCTTATACACTGAGTCACAAACCACGCAAATATCAAAAATGTCTTCCCAGCCCTGCTCGAACCGTAAAACAAATACTCTACATATCTGTCCTCATTCAACAAATTGTATAACTCTATCTGCTTATCGTTTAACCGCTCCGGCAATAGTATCATAGTCTATCTTATCTATTATCTCTATATTCCCCGTATCTCCACTCATTACCGATTCTGTTTCTTCTACCCTCTGCTCCTTGATTATCGTCTTCTCCGTCCGGTTGATACTGTCACTCGCTGCCTTGAACACATTCACGTACTTCATGATGACATCTAACTTACCCTTTAACTTGCTTATCGTTGCCGGACTATCCGCCACTTCTATGTCCCCTAATATCTCCTCCAACTTCTCCCTAACTCCTATCATGTCCAAAAACGCTACAGTCTTCCCAAATGTCGCCCTGAACTCTTCACGTACCTTGTCGTCTACTTCGTACTTCTTTATCTCACCACGCTTCCATTTCCTGCCTGCGTAGCGCCCGATCTTCTTTACCCTTGATTATGTCTATCGCTGTACCCATACAACAAAGGTAATACTTTTAGTCGAATTCCCAAATTTATTAATAAAGCCCGACCCCCTACCCCTGTTTACCCCTGACTCAAAAACAAAACAAAGGAAGTAATAACCTCGCTCGGGGCTGTGCCCCTCGCTTCGGAGCTAACCAATGCAACCCCTTATGTTATTCCGATTCCCAAAGAGATTCCCCGCTCCCTTTCCGCATCATCTCTTTTGCTTCATCCTCGCTTTGCTTTCTCTCGTCTGGCTTCCGGCTCCGTTATTCCTTCTAATCCATCGGTCGCCCCGCTCTCCTCTCTGTTTCATGTGGAACATTCCGTTAACATTCCCGTATTGTTTTAACTTAATTCAAAATGCAATATTAACATTTTCACCTCTGTAACGTTTTGTTATTCACCGCATTAGCAGACAGAACTGCGCGCGCACACGCACGCACGTTATGAATGTATTATCTATATGTATATATATACAATTCATATATAGTAATAATATATATAATATATAGACTCTGCATGTGGTTATTTCCTTTCTTTTTTTCTAAAGAAACCATCAAGCAATGTTAACAATAAAAAAGAAACACACAAGCGGGGTTTCCATGTGTGGGTAGTAAGGAAGGCAAAGGAGTAAAAAGTCGACTCGCTATAATGAGAGCGCAATATGTAAACATAGTATTCGATATGTTAATATATAGTTAAAACATATGCTATATAATACATTTTTCTGAGAAAAATGTTGTGTAATTTAAAGAAGTTTTGTATATTTGTAATACAGAAAAGGAAATAAAGAAAACGAAATATTAAACACAAACACTACACAACAATGTTACACTTACAGTACATAAAAAACGGGGTAAGGATACACACAAGTATTTTTGAAGAAGATTTGGACTCCTATATGAAAAAAGAGAAGCTAACGCCAAAAGACATTGACGGGAACAATTATCTTTTTTATGAGATTTGCAACCCATATATGAAAGAAAGTGTATTGTTTTTCGAGATGTACGACCATTTATTCCAAATATTAAGCATAGAGGATAATTATTCAGGAGAGTATTTATTAAGGGTGAAAGATTTGACAACAGACCAAAAATACCTCTTCAAATTTGACGAATTAGCACATAGCACAGTAAGGAAAGTAAACATAAAATAATAACCCTAAAAACATTATCAATATGGAAAGAATAAACATTGAAGACGCGAGAATACGCGTAGAATTCCGCAAAAACGAGACGAACGAAGTAATAAAAAACGAGTGGTTTAACGTCATATCATTTGACAATTCGGACGGTTTTGAGTATGACATGGATGAATTACTTGAAGAAACCGGAGCGGATTATTACGAGATCGTAGAATTTGAAGACATTCCGGAGGAACTACAATTGCCGGATAGCTTACCAAATGAAACCATAGACCTATGTAAATACTTTTATACGGGGGATGATGAATATTTCAAAGAAGCTTTTTTCTACTGGCTGGATAATTATCACTACAAATTATTAGATTCTGACATATTAGACTTAATAGATAGGGCTAAAGACGCTTATGCGGGATATTATGAAGACTTACAAACATTTGTAGAAGAGATGTTCAATGCTGAATTCCCTGAATGTACTGAACGTATAAAATATTATATAGATTTCGACTTATACGAAAAAGAGTTGATGTACGATTATTTCGAAATAGACGGACATATATTTAAACAATAAAAAATACAGCTATGAAGACAATAAAAGGCACTTATAGAGACAATAATTACTTTGAATACGAAGTAAACGGTAAAAAGTATTGGGTACAAGGTGAATTGTATTGGAATAAGAAAAGAAATAGACTTGAGCACACACACATAGGACCAAGGGGCGGAGAATATTTAATTTATTGGAACTTCTAAATAAAAGTAAAAATAATTATCATTTGAAAATAAATTAGTGAAAAATGAAAGAGATAAAAGGTACATATAGGAGCGAAGAATGTTTTGAGTATAAAGTACACGGCAAAACATATTGGATAACACCGGATAATAGCGGTATTTACTGGAATGTTTAAATACTATAATAAATAAAAGAATATGGAAGCACTAAATAATATATTAAATACTATTATATCAAAAGGCGAGATAACCTATAGACAAATAAATTATTTGATTAGGGAAAGTGAAACATTAAAAATAGACGTTTCAAAAGAGTTATGTAACTATGATATAAAATTAAACGGGGAAGACGCGGAAAAGGAATTGAAATGGTTAAAAAGGATAGATAATCGGCGCTTATGTGAATGGAGAGAAAAAAACGCAATTTCTAAAGCGACAAATAAAGATATCATATTTAAAGGGCTACACGAATTCGGGGTAAGTATGTACGAACCATATTATTACATAAATGGAATAGCGTACACCCATGGTGATAAAATAAGTATTGTTGGATAAAAAAGGATAATTATGTTACAGAAAATAAGATTAAAAGAACTAAACGATTTACACGGGTCGTTTAGATATAAGGACGAAATATATAAAATAATCAGTACTTTAAATGATGTTGATTTAATTAAAGGTACTGTTAACAGAGTCATAGCATGCAAAAATAAAGCTACCGGCAAATACAAAATAATAGATGTCGGGAAGAATGAAGATAAATTTGTTTTTGTAAAAACAAGCATAATACAAAAGAACGAAGAAGATTCCGGCTATTATGCGGACTTGACAGACATAAGACTAGCGCACATTAACCCTAAAAAGGTAGAATGTATGAAGGGGCGCAAAATTAGAATGGATAAAATTTCCGAAAAAAAATTGCTTAAATTCGTTTTTTGTGAATATGAATTGAACATGGGTACTTATCATCCGTTTTTATTGTCAAAAAAATGCTATTTTAACGATTTTTACGAAAAAGATGGACATACCTATACATGTTTCACGGCTGAAGGAATAAAAGGGGAAATGTTCCCTTTCGAGATAAAGGATTATTCATATGCGGGTCAAGACGTAATATTTAAATTTGATATAATATGAAAAAAAAAGATATTCTCAAAGATGCAAAGGAAATATTAGAAATGTTGCCAAATGCTTCAGAAAATGACATGTATTCTTTCATTTTTGAAATAAATAATACTATTAAAAGAGTGACAAATAATATGTATATATATCCATACTTAACATTACTAATAAAAAAGGAGGACAAAATAATTAAATACGTTTCTGCTAATTCAGGGGAAAGAGACTACGATAAAAGAGTAGATGAGATGAAAAACGAAATAATAGGGCATAAAACACTAAATAAGACAATAAAATGATAGGACTAATAAACGTAGAATTATTTTATAAACAAATAGCTTCTTATTTTATTTTTAATTACTTCAATTTTGAAGTAGGTGAAGACGAAAATGTTATTTTGAAAGATGAGATAATTATTTTAGACAAAATATGTGATTTCTATGCGGAAATACAAATAGAGAATAACAAGGCTATCGACATTAACTGCTGGCTAAAAACGTGGGAATTTACGGTAAAATATATGGGTGATAATGAAGAGGCTAAAAAAATAGCGTTGAAAATGATAAATGATTTTTTATCAGAAAAAGACAATTACAATATTTATTCAAAAGGATATTACTATGACAACTAAAAAAGACAAATTAAACGCTATTTGCGGGCTTATATTATTTCTGCTAATCTTGATTGGCGGAATGCTGGATACGCAAATACTAGAAGAGCAAAAAACAAAAGAAATTAATAATTACGCTGATACTGTAGAGGTATTTTTAAATGATAGTATAGTCATATTTAATTGAATAATCATGGACATAAATAAACAAATAAAAAACAACGTAGCGACTGTACAGACAGTGAACTACTACAAAGACATAAAGAAATTAGCCCTTAATTCGAATAATTTAGAGCGTTTTTGCCAAATTTTAGGAGAATCAAAGGGGCGGGCGTTCGTAGAAAACATTTTGCAAGCTTCGTACAATTCTAAGTTGAAATTCTGTAACCCGACCAGCATAATTTTATGCGGATTAGCTATTGCAACTACTGGGTTGTCATTGGTTCCCGCTCTTGGGCAATCGTGTATCGTCCCCTACAAGGACAACGCACAAGCACAAATAATGTATCGTGGATTCATTGAATTAGCTAATAGGACGCAAAAATTAGAGCGCATAAATGTCTCAGAGGTTCGCGAGGGTGATATTGAAGGTGTAGACCCGTTTAAAGGAGAAATAATATTGAAAAAATATGATTATGACGGCTATATAGGAAGAAAAAAACGGGCTTATATTGGGAATATTGCATATATAAAATATCTTTCAGGTGGTGAATATTTTAAATATATGACAGTCGAGGAGATAAAGGCACACGCTCAAAAATACTCGCAATCTTATAGGAATAAAACTGGATTATGGGTAACAGATTTTGAGATGATGGCTAATAAAACAGTAGCAAAAAGCCTTTTAAATTTATACGGGCCGAAAACGGAAAGCATGGAAAACGCAATTAAATATGATTTTTCGACACCAACGAACGAAAATTTAACAGATTTAGAATATTTAGACGGGACAAATGAGTAAAGGGAAAGGGTTAAATTTTTCGATGAAATGGACGAATTCGAGGTTTTTTCCTCCTTCACATGAAAGAATAAGAATTATTTTAGAAAGTGGAGATGTTAAAATAGGGGTGTTCCATCCAGAAAGCATACCATTTGTTTTCAATGTATATTATTATTCAAACGTAAAATTTTGGCAATATGATAGATAGAAAAGTATTTAGGAATTACGAAGATTGGTACAATTACCGGAAAAGCAATTATTTTATTGGAGGACATGATATAGCGGTAATAACTGGTCATGATGAATACAAAACGCCTTTAGATTGGTATAACGACTACCAAAGGGGGCAAGCAATGGAAAATGAAATTAATTATAATACCCAAAGGGGGCAAGCAATGGAAAATGCTATAGCTACTCTTTTTGAGACAGAGTCTACAGAGAGGGTGATAAAAGAAAGCGCGAAATACTTCGTTTTAAGCAACGATAATTACCCGCCCTATATAATTGCCTCACCTGACAGAGAATTATTTAAATTCCGAAGAAAAAACCGTATTGTCGTCGAAATAAAGGACACATTACGTATTGTAGATTTAAACGACCCCGAAACTTTTCCTAATTCGTGGTATATGCAATTAGTTTGGAACATGGGGGTAGGAGAATATGACGCGGGAATGTTAGTAGTATATGATGGACAAAAGCAACTGAAATGGAGGATGTTCGATTTTGACAAAGATTTATTCGAGTATCTTTTAAATGGGGCTAAAGAATTCACAGAAAATCACATACTTAAAGGGGTTCCACCGGCTCCAATTAACAAAGAGGATATTTTTAATATTACAAATACCTCTGAAACAATATCTTTGAACATTTCTCCTGAATACATGGAATTAGTCAATAGCTATAACGAGATAAAAAATAAAATAAAAATACTGGAGAAGGAGAAAGAAGATTTAGAAAACAAAATAGCGTTACTTTTCAACAATTGCAACGAATTAGTATGCGAAGGCGTAAGAGTGGCTACAATTAAGGACTATACACGTAACACAATAGACACTGAGAAGCTAAAAACTGAATTTCCGTTGATATATGAATCAGTAAAAAAAGAGTCAAAGGGTAAATCACTTAAAATTTTAAAATTATGATACTAACAAAAATAATTATTTATTTAGTCGTTTTAATATTATTATATTTCGCTGTTCTATTTTTAGGTATATATATAGTCCCATATATAGGCGTAGAGTTTTGCAAGAAATTTTATAGGTTATTTCCGGCAACATCAATATTAATATTTGGATTTTCTATGGCAAACAATGAAAACAACATACGGAAATTAGAAAAATTAAAAAAGATAGATAAAGAGGTAACTAAATATGATTTGGCAAGAAAAAGGCTTAAAAGAATAAAGAAATTAAAAAAATAATCGTATATTTGTAGTGTTGACTGCTACCAACAAAGAAGATATTCACGGTATATTACCGTAAAGAGGTTTGTTTTAGGGTAGCAGCTAAAATGAACCTCTTTTATTTTTCGACACGACCATGCAAAAAAAATCATTTATCCTACATTTAGATTCTTTAGACGTTTTCGATGATTTAAATAATCAGGAAGCGGGGGAACTGATTAAAACAATTATTAAGTATCAACGTTTAAAACATGATGGTATAACATTTGATTTATCAGAAATTGATAATACACTGATAAGGGTTGCTTTTAAGCCGTTTAAAGCGCAATTTGATAGAGATTATGAAAAATATTTATCTATTGTAGAAAGGAATAAATTAAACGGTAAATCAGGGGGGAGACCTAAAAAAACAGAAACCCAAAAAAACCCAGTGGGTTTTTTAGAAACCCAAAAAAAACCAGTGGGAAAATCTGGGTTTTTAAAAAACCCAAAAAAACCCGATAATGATAATGATAATATAAAGGATAATGATAATAAGAAAGAAAATAATATTATTCTTACAGATAATTCTACAGATAATAAACAGAATAACATTATAGAGAAAAAAGAGATAAAAAATATATCTAAATATAATTCTACATCTAATAACGATATATTTCTTATCTCTAAAAAAGAAGAAGAAAAAGACTGGAGAAAAGATTTTAATGTTTATTTGTCAGAATTACATGAAGAAGTAGACAAAATACTATGTGATGCAGAATGGATGGAAAAACAAAAAGAATTCAACCCTCCAGAATTGAACATAATAAAAACAATTGAATGCGCTATTGAAAACTTTTGGGGTACTACTGAAGGTTGGGAAAACAAAAAGAAATCGAAAACAAAAAAAATAAACTGGAAAACAACATTGGCAAAAGCTCTTAAAATTCAAACGAACCGCGTTTTTTATCCGAAAAATTTAGCAGGGGGGGCGCGCGGATTTGCAAAAAAGGAGACAATGGAAGAGCAAACGCAAAGAGTCGCGTTTAAGATTATGCAGGATATACAAGAGGGAAAAGATGATTCTTTATTCGGAATGATGTATAAAAAAAGACAATAAATAATTGCGATATGAACATACAGCAAATAAAAGAAGCTCAAAATTACCCGAAAATAAGCGAATTAAATAAAAACGAACTGTTTTTGTTTTCTATGGACATAGTAAAAAAGGCTTTTTTAAGGGTAAATCAAGAAACGACTGACGAATTAATCGAGGTCACAACAAAAGATGTCGCAACATTTTTAGAGGCGGAATGCAAAGCGCTAACCATAAAGGAGTGCGACATAGCGATAATTTATGGTTTATCTGGCGAATTTGGGGTTTTCTATCGTATGTCGGTACAAACTATCATCCAATTTTTAAAAGCCTTTAAATCGCACGTAAATCGCTCTCAGGCGATAATCGAAAAATACGGGAATGTAAAACAATTGGAAGTCCATTCTAAAGATTTTTCAATTGAACAGTTGTCGGATTTTGAAAGGAATGCTTCCAATGAATTCAAACAAACAAAAAGATTGCCTATTGGGTTACCATGTTTGCCAGTGGTTAAGTATCTGATAAGCAAAAACAAAGTGCGGGCAGAGACTTATTTAAGATATGTTTCAGAAGCTACAATAGCTGTAGAAAACGAAAATAAAAACGAAATACAAAAGCTGATAATGGCTAACAATACTACAAAAGAAGCTGTAATTGTGTACAATGCTTGCAGGAAATTATTAACTGATTATTACACACTAAAAACCAGATGAGATGAAAAGCGAGAAAGATATTTTACTTGAAAAGATGAATAAAGCGTTACAAAAAAGAGACTATGTAAAAGTAACTCAAATAAAAACGCAACTTGATAACTTGAATAAATATGAATTGATACCGGTTAAGGATTTGTTCGGGAACATGACTAAGGAACAGAAAGAAAAAGCGGTGTATGTTTGTAAAAAAATACCTCTTTTCGCTGATTTGCTTTCTCAGGCTGCAATTGAACTTACGAACATAATACAACAAGTAGATTCATCTTCTAATTTGGTATTAATGAAAGACTTATCAAAAGCTCGTTTTTACGCTGAAAGAGTAGTTAAAATTGTCGATGATTTAAATGATGATGAATTTTCCGAGTCCTTTGGAGAATTTGCTGATAAAGTAAATGCAGAAATAGATAATTTATTTGAGAGATATGGCAATAAGTGAAGTATACAATATTGATTGCATGGAGTATATGAAAAATATTCCTGACAAGTTTTTCAATCTTGTAATAGTAGACCCTCAATATGGAATTGGGGAAGATGGGAAAAGTAATCATAGTAGAAGTAAATTAGCTAAAGCAAAACAATATACCCCAAAACACTGGGATAATGAGCCAATGAGCCCACAATACTTCAAAGAATTGTTTAGAGTTTCTAAAAACCAGATTATTTGGGGTGCAAATCATTTTATTACACGAATTAATAAGGATTCTCCATGCTGGATTGTATGGGATAAAGATAATGGAGCAAACGATTTTGCGGATTGTGAATTAGCTTTTACTTCTTTCCCAAATGCAGTAAGAAAATTTAAATATAGATGGCATGGAATGCTTCAGGAAAATATGAAAAATAAAGAAATACGAATACATCCAACTCAAAAGCCAGTTGATTTATATGCCTATTTATTAAAAACATTCGCAAAAGAAGGAGACAAAATATTTGACAGCCACTTAGGCTCTGGGAGCAGTCGTATTGCAGCCTATAAGTTAGGTTTTGACTTTTACGGATGCGAAATAGATAAAGAATATTTTGCGTCCGCGAATGAAAGATTTGAAAACGAATGCTTAGGAATTGTTCAAACAAAAAACGGAGTATTAACACAGCAAAAATTATTCTGAAATGAGACAAGAAGTTAAGGAAGAGTTGTTGAGCATAAATGATTTATCCCGTAAATGTGGATATTTCTCATCTGATACCTTCATAAAAAATGGATATGGGTGCAATCATCCTAATTGTTATGATGGAGTATATACCTATAATGGGAAACAAATTAGTAGTAATGATGCGGAATTAATAGTTGCAAAAGGACTTACAAAAAGGAATATAAAGTGTAATAGGAGACTTTCAAAGAAGTTTATTAAAAAAGCGAGACGGTTACTTTTTTCAGAATATATAGACCTATGCGGAGTGAAGTTCCAAGGTGCATGTTATGCGTTTTCTTGCCCACTTTGTCGGTTAGCCTATCCAGAAGATTTCACAAAATTTGGGATAGACCTTGAAAATAGAGGATATGGAGATGATGAATGGGTAATTATAAATAGCACGATATGACACGATTAAACACAGAAAGACAAAATAAACTCGAACCTATCAGATTACGGACAGCAATAAATGAAATACAGAAATTAGGGCTAACAATCCTTAATTGCACTGATAAAATGATAGAGTTCGAGTACAAGGGGCAGCCAGTAAAGTACTTCCCTTATTCAGAATGGGCAACTGGAAAGACTATTAAAGACGGTAGAGGGTTAAACAATCTAATTAAGCAATTGAAACAATGAACTTATTTGCAGAAGAAATGGAGCAAACGGCAATCGAGAGAATACAGAAGTTCTCAAAAATTGCAAAGGCAATGGGATTTGAAATAAGATTAGGATTCTCAGGAGGGAAAGACAGTCAGGTATGCTATGACCTCTGCAAACGAAGCGGGATTGAATTCAAATCTTACTTCAATCACTCTTTTGAAAGCAATATCACTTTAAAGTTTATCAAAGAAAATTATCCAGATGTGACAAAGCGTAGAGACTATAAATACGGATTTATTGAAAATATTTGGCGGAATCATGAGGGACTATTACCGACCGTTCAATCAGCATATTGTTGTACAGACTACAAACACAACAGAAAATATGTAGATGAATGTTCAATTGTCGGAGTTAGAAAATATGAAAGTTTTAAAAGGAAAGAACGAACAGCATTTGAAATAAGAAACAAAACGCTACTAAAAAAGAATAAGAACCTTATAGATGATTATTTTGAGGAACATTGCCAATCAGTAGGAACTGCGGGCATTATACAACTAAAACCAATAATAGATTGGGCAGATAGCGACGTCTGGGATTATATCCATAAATATAATCTTCCAATTAATCCAGAGTATGAGTGGCGTGAAAGAGTCGGATGTATAGTATGTCCAAAAGCAAACCTAAATAGCAACTATATCGGACTGATGAGATATCCTAAACTTGTTGATTGTTTTATATATGCAAGAGAAAAAGCAAAACAAAATGGGGCTAAAATAGACTGGATAATCACCTCTGATAATAAGGACTATTCAAATGACAAAGTATATTATATATGTCGCTGGTTGAATCATTCTTTTATGCCGTTTACTGCAAAACAAGAAAAATTATACCTGAAATTCAGAGGAAAATACAATTTAATACACAATAAAAACAATAACTTATGAAGATTAAAATAGATATAAAATCAGTTTTTGGTAATGTGCTATTTTCTTTCGAGAAAGAGAATAACACAATTAAAGATACATTAGTAGAAGCTTATTTGGAAGACGCGGATTTGGAAGACGCTTATTTGGAAGACGCGGATTTGGGAAACGCTAGTTTGGAAGACGCTAATTTGAGAGGCGCGGATTTGAGAGGCGCTAATTTGAAAGACGCGGATTTGGGAAACGCTTATTTGGAAGACGCTTATTTGAAAGGAGCTAATTTGAGAGGCGCTAATTTGAGAGGCGCTTATTTGAAAGGAGCTAATTTGAGAGGCGCTTATTTGAAAGGAGCTAATTTGAGAGGCGCTGATTATTCAGAATATACATCTTTCTTGGCATATCAGTGCCCAATAGAAGGAAGTTTTATAGGGTGGAAAAAATGCGGGAGATATATTGTAAAACTAAAAATATGTGAATACGCAGATAGAAGTTCCTCAACGTCTCTAAAATGTAGATGCTCAAAAGCGGAGGTATTGGAAATACAAAATTTAGACGGGAGTAGAGCAGGTATAACCGAAATATGTTCCGATTATAATAAAGACTTTATATACAAAGTGGGTGAAACAGTTGAAGTAAAAGACTTTGATAAATGCCGATGGAATGAATGTTCAAATGGGATACATTTTTTTATAGATAGGAATGTGGCTGTAGCTTATATAAAATGACTATGAAGAATTTTTTAGGTGGAATTAAAAAAGCAGAATTAAAAATTATCGTTGCTGGGGAATCCGGCAATCCTGAAGAATTGATTAAGTCTGCAATATCTGTTGCACAATTTTTAGAGGCAAAAGGATTTGATGCTGTAATAAAATTCTCTTATAAACAAACTGAAGACTGGATTAACGAACATAAATTGGGATATGTAACTATAAAAGAGATATGAATTATGGGAACAAAAGAGAATAAATCACCTTGGATTAGTATTAGTGAACAACTTCCTCCAGAAGGAGAAGAAGTTTTAGTAAGACTCAAAAATTATAATTATACCCCAAGGATTATGTTTTACAGAAAGAAAGATAATATATGGGTAGAAGACGATGGAATGTTTTTTGATTCTTATGTAGATGGAGATGATTTATGGATGAGAATACCTGACTTGGAGGGCTGAATTATGGAATATGACCAAACACAAATCTTTATAATTAGGGGACTAAACGACTGTAGTATACATTTTAGCTTTACAGATGATGGATTATCAGTTAGCGTTTTCACAAGAAATGGACTACAAGGAGAGTTTTACTTTAATGAAATAACTTTAAAAGTATTCGCTTATGCCTACAAAATGCATTGTGAGAAAATCAGGGAACTAAATGAAAAAGAAAGAAATTCCTAAATCGTGCGACTGTAGAAACTGTATGAATGCAGGAGAAGCAAAAGACTTCATGGTGTTTTGCAGTGTCTTAAATATATATCGTTCTGTAGGAATTAGACCGTATTGTGCAAAATTTAAAAATAAATAGACATGGCAGAAATAGAAAATGTAGTCATAATAGATAGATTTGATTATGACGAACTGGTAGAAAAAGCAAGGATGACAGATGAAGAAATTAAAAAAGAAGCTGAACGCATTTTTATGCAAGAAAATGGAGTCCTTGTAAGAATTGAGTTTAACGAATATCCCAATTCAAAAAACTTCACAGCTCCTATTGGATTTATCAGAGGCGGAGAAAAAGAAGATATTTATAATGCATTAAATGATATTGAACCAAAAATAAAAGACTGGATGGACGAAAATTTTAGACTATACACAAAAAGATTAAGGGATAAAAATATTACTGAGAAGAATTGCATCGGACTAAGTAAACGGGTGATTAATTTAGAAGAAAGGCTCAAACTTTTAAAGATTAAATATACATACTTATTATCTTATGCTGTAATAATATCTATGATAACTATTTTCTTATTATGTGGAATTTAAAAATAAATTGTATGGGAAAGTATATTTTTCACCACAAAAAGAGTATAAAATTGGATATTATAGCGAAGAGTGGGTTGCATTTAATTTCACTATTTCCAGCGATAAAGTAGTATTGTCAAACATATAAAAATATAAGAAAATGATACAGACAAGAATAAATCACGCGGACATCTCTTGGGAAGAATTCCCTATTTTAGCGTTTAATCCAGATTTAAATGTTATTATTATAGCCTTAGAAAATGGTGATTATTTAAAGGGAACTGTAGTCAATTCTGATAACCCAGAACATCCAATTGGGAAATACTACGAATATTGGGAAAAATCCCAATTTTGCCCTTTTGAAGATGAAGTAATATTAAAAAACAAAAGCAAATGAAAAAGTATAAAGCATTATTACAAAAAATGGTATATGGGGGAGAAGGTTTTATTCCTTTTGAATGTGTTTGTTTAGTTGACCTATCAACTCGTGGAGGAGAATATACAATATGTGGGAATGCAATACCTGATTCTCATTTAGATTTAGAAGGATTTGAAGCTATAGGAACCGAATATTACGGGTCTATAAAAGAGGTTAATTGCCCTCGGTGTTCAGCAGTAATAGAATATATTAAATCTTTAAAATAATGAAAAAGATACTCGGAGCGCACAACGCAAACACATATCTGGAACCACGCAAATGGTGGATGAGACTGATTAACTTTACGTCAAAATGCCAGAAGTTGACAATAAATGACCAGTTCAAACATGGAGTAAGATACTTTGACCTCAGAATAAGATATGATAAAAAATTAGGTATGTTTATAAATTGTCATGGATTGGTAGAATATTATGAATCGCTAAGTATTACTGTTTATAATTTAGCCTATCTTGCAGAAAAAATAGCACCAGAACCAATTTATATTAGGTTTGTGTATGATGATACATTTAATAATAATATAAATGATTACAATTTTACCGATTTATTTATAAAACAGATATTACCTCTTTTTCGTCATGACGGAAATGTCATTTGGCAACTTATAAAAAAATCTTCGTGGGAACGTATAGATTCAGGCAATAGCCCTCAACCCACAATAGTGGACTGTTTCAAAAACTACAGAGGCTATAAGTGGATTCCTTTCCCGCAAAGGTATATATATAAACATAAAGAACATTATCAAGAAATCATAGATAATACAAGGGTTGAAAAAGATACAGTATTCCTATGTGACAGAGTAGATTTATTCAAAATAAAATAATATGGCAACAAGTAAAAGAACATGGCAAAGATTCGAGGCAGCAGTAGCAGCCCTTTTTGGGACTAAAAGAGTCCCCCTTTCAGGTAGCAATTCAGGGCATAATACTCACTCCGATTCTATGCATCCTGATATTTACATAGAATGCAAACTACGTGAATCGTTTTCGATATGGAGATTATTCGATGATACTTCTAAAAAAGCTAAGAAAGAGGGGAAAATACCTCTTGTAGCTATAAAGGAAAAAAACAAAAAGGGATGTTTATTTATTATAAGTCCTGATAACTTAAAAGAGTTAGCGGATTTATACAACTCGGATAAACAAGAAAATGAACGAGAAATATACGTTGAATTATAAAATTTAATATATTTGTGTATGGAAATGATTGTTATTGAAATAGATTTGAGCCAAATCCCCTCGGATAAAATAAAAAATTTCCTGCGGAAAAATGGGAATGAAGCCAATGTTGTTAAGCTATGTGCATGTAAACGTAAACAGCCAGACCCTTACGGAAGTGACATTACAGTTTACATAAATCAAAATGCAGAAGAAAGATTGTCAAATCAACCTAAAATATTCTGCGGTAAAGGAGTTGAAATAAAAACAAATAAAACAGAGACACAACAAAACAATAATAGTCGAAATAATAATAATGATGATTGTCCTTTTTAATTTAAAATATAAATCATGGAAACAGAGGAAATTCTAAATATTATACAAGCGTCATTAAAAATATGCGCTGAGAATATTAAAGCCCGTCACTGGACTATGGTAGGGCACGACTTTATGACTTATCATCCGTATTTTGACGAAATAAACGAAAAACTAATAGATTTTGTAGATGAAATTGCGGAAAGCACTGTAGTAACCGGAGGGATACCGCCCTATAATTTTGAACAATATTTAAAATTTTCCTTTATAGAGCCTATTAAATTTATTCCTTCTCTTGAAATGATGCTAAAGGATACTATATCAGAATTTCAAAAGATATATGATTATATAAATGATAACTTCAACCAATTTGACGATACAACGGCAGATTTAATGGTTAAAATAACAAGAAAAATAAGAGACAAATACCTATTCTTTTTAATACAATCTGACAAGCTTAGTTTTAGTTAAACATTATTATTCATTATTTTTAATACGTATTTATCCCGTTTGTTTGTGAAAATAGACGGGATTTTTTATATTTGTACATATCATTAAGTACAGCATTTCGGAAAACAGAAAAATTGGCAAATGAGGCTCCCCAAATTGTGAAATTCGGGGAGTTTTTATATATTTGCATAGTGTTTAATATTCGTATGTATCTACAACGGTTTGTGAAAATAGTTGTCACCACTTAATTTTTTTCATATTAAATGATAATGTAGAAAAGGCTACAACGAAAGTTGCAGCCTTTTTTTAATAGCATGAGAATATTTCTATCCTCTATACTACCAACACACTAAAATGTTAGAAAATTCCATTGTGCACCAAAACCGAGATATGGAGAAAATTTATTACAAGAAATGGCGTAACCATATCCTGCCTGCAATCCTAAGCTGAAGTGGCTTTTCTTTTTTTTAATATGCGTTTCAGTTTTTGTTATGGTTAAATACTTGACTGGAGAATAAACCTCTATCTTTTTAGCCTCTACCTTATATCCGGTCATACATATTGAATATGTAGAATCTTCAAAACAGTATTCAGATATCGGTATTTCTACTTCTGCCGGCTTAGAAAGTTCAGGGACATACAACGTGTCCCTGATAGTCTCCTTTATTTTGATGTATTTTGGAATCAAAAGCGTGTCAATGATAGTATCTACCCTCGTTATCACGAAAGTGTCTGTATGAGCCTCTATTTGGGGTGTATTGGCATGTTTGCCTATGACATAGCCACAAGCAAAGGACAGAAAGAGCGAGAGAACCAATAACACCCCAAATTTTCTCATTTCTTAAAATATAATTCAGATTCTGCCTTCCTTCTCTTTACAAGCCCTGAAAGCACTTCTTTCCCCGCATATATCCATTTCTTGAACTCATTAGCGATAGTAGGGTCATTCGGATTTAATTTCACTTTACGCAAAAGTGTAGAATCCGAAAAGTTCTTCACCCCGACATTATAAGTAAAAGAGACTAATGCGTCAAACTGGTTTTGTGTCAATTCCACATCCATAGTTGAGCCGGATACTATATCTACAGCATTAGAAATATCATCTAAAAGAAATTCCGTTGCTTTAGCCTCTGTTATTACATCGCCTTCTTTTACATTATATGTATGCCCATACCCGATAGTCCATACTCCGGCTGGGCACTTATATGCAACCAGTCTTAACCCCTCAAATTCCTTTATAAGGTTAAGCCCCTTTTCTCCTATTTGATTCAGATGCTTCATGTGTTTCAAATTCTTTAAAATATGGTATTTTCTTTACTATCTCAAAGCTTACTATATAATGTATAAAAGATATTGCCCTATTATTCGGAAGCAATGATTTTATGTTAGTCAGTATGTTCAATGAATAAAAATACGTGACGATTGCTACAATTGCCGATATGCACTGTAACGCCATTTCTTTGTTATGGAATTTATTACCTATAAAATAAACGCTCCCTACTAAAAGATAAAACACTAACATCTCACATAAGCAGAAGTAAAACTTTTTGCATTTAAACGTTTTCTGTTTTACAATGATATCTTCTATCAATCCTATTATAAAGTTTATCAAGAATATATAAGCGATAATTATAACATAATCATATATAGGGGCTATGTAGCTTATTACTACAGCAAATAAACTCCCTAAAAATCCCTGAAACCCTCCCGCCTGATTCTCCATAATTTAATTCCTTGTTAAATATATAATAGCATTTATTGAATATGCGTAATTGCCTGATATATCATCTATCAAAATCTGGACTTGTTGATTACCTACTGTATAATTAACCTTTGCCAATTTTTGTATAAAATTTGATGATTCATCATAAACAGAAAGGATAATACTTTGTGCTCTTGCTGATATAAAGTTTATAGTTACAACTGGATTATTAGTGCCATTGCCATAAGTCTTTGAATTATTTATACCAGCAGTTTCAAATAAAACTTTATTTTGAGTTTCACTCCCGCTTTTTGCCATTCTTAAATTAAGATAATATACCGCGTTACCATTTAAGAAAAAAGGAGTCAGGTTAAGTTTATCATCAGTAACGGCAAATGCAGCAATTTTCGAGGAGTCTATGCTATAATCTATAATTTTTTCATTTGATACTGAACCGGATTGTAGTGCGTCATTAGATATTGAGCCTAATCCAATGTTCCGCTCTGTTACTTGATAATCCCCTATTTTAGCCGAGGTGACGGCTCCGTCAGCTATCTTTAGGGTTCCTACAGCCCCATTTGCTATGTCTGATAAACCTATACTTGACGGTAATACCAGATTAGCCCTCCAATCGTAGGTGTGGTAGAATGAATACCCGTCCATACCTACAGCCCATGTTAAGTCGATTGTAGCCACTTCGGATATTCCTGTAGGTTGAGTATTGCTAAATAATGCTCTTTTTATAGCTGTATATTCTTGCCCTGTTTCTGACGAACGTTGTTCTACATCGCTTAACCATACATATACAGTCGCTCTATTTTGTTCTGTAACAGTAAATGTTTTATTGCAGGTCGCAATTATTATAGTCCCTGTAGCTAATGACGGTAGAGATGAAGAGGTTTTAAATATAAGCTGGGTAGTCCCAGAAGTAAAAGTAGCCGAATCCATCTCATTAGACATACTAATATCAATGAATTTGTAATTACTTGCCCCTAAAAATATCCCTAATGCGCTTTGCCAGTTATCAAATGCGCTTACTAAGTCATTTATATAAACAAGATTGCCATCATCGTTTATATATGATAATATTGTGTCTTTGAGCATATTGTACTGATTTTAGTTTATATTTTATTCCCCATATTATTAATGAATCTACAGTTTGGGTAAATTCTGAAAATGTATCTTTATTTTCTTCTAAATAAGACGGGTAATTTATAATTACTCCTGTTGTCAAAGATGAAGTATATAAATATGACTTTCCCCCAGTCGTATAGTCTTTATCGCTCCAATATACTTTTTCGCCAGCTTCATAATCTGAAGGATATAGATATACTTTATTTGAAGTGACATTTATAGCCTCTATATGCCTCCCGTCAGGGTCGTATAGGTCATTAAGAATATCTATTACTTGTTGCTTCCCATATTGGCAGGCAGAGATTTTATATGCCCGTTGCCTTTTTGTATTATATTCGTTCCAGAGTAAGATAAAAGGATATAACAAACATAACAACAGCTTATAGAAGTTGTTCAACCGGTATTCATTATTTACCATATAATTAGGTCTGTTTATCTGGTAAATAAGTTTAGGTATATTTATTTCTCTAAACGGGAACATAGCTAATATTTAAATCCTCCGCAAAATTAAAATATCCTGATACTAATTTTATCATTCCATTTTCCGCATTATATGTCAGTGAACCATTTGTAGAAACAACGTCAGGGATATATGCTGCTTCAACTCCTGATACTTCTTGGAAGGATTTTTCTAAATCGTTTATGAACAATGGAGCGCCTAACACTATATTCTGTTGTATAGTCGTTTTCATGGATTCTATATCATTTTTCACTTGAGCAAGAGAATTGCCGGCACTGTAATACACTGTCATACCTTCAGGGAATGTTAATATATCCGGTTCTCGGCTCTGTATAAATAGATTGAATCCCAATGGTATAAAATTCTCGTAGTAATCTTTGAATGCCGTAAACTGGTCTGAACCCAAAGGAGTTAGATTGCCTGTATTGTCGGTAGTAGCTACATTTAATATTATACCTCCTTCAGACGTCGATACTGTAGCCTGCTTTATAATCCTGTTATTCTCATTTATAGGATTATACCCCATTTCTTTAGTATCATTATCCAAAATTACCAGATTATCCCCATATTGGAAATATAAAGCCTTATCCAGATAATAATCTTTACGTGTTACTCTTAAACTCCGAGCTGTATTG